TCAATATCTCATATACGGATCAGAATTAGGAGAAAATAATACTCCTCATTATCAAGGATATTGTTATTTTAAAAACGCACGTGATTTTAATTGTATAAAGAATCTACTACCTAGAGCTCATATAGAGAAACAACGCGGAAACAATCACGAAGCAATAGAATATTGTAAGAAAGACGGATTATGGACAGAAATTGGTCAGAAGCCAGAAAACGCAGACCAAACATCAAAATGGCGATCTATAATCGAGTTAGCGGAAAATGGGAATCTATCATCTATCAAATCAGAAAATCCGAGGATCTACTTCATGTACTTAGAGAAGATAAAGTCACTGAGAATTCCAACAAAGATAATCTTACAAACTTTAGACCACGAGTGGTGGTACGGACCAACAGGGACAGGGAAGAGTATGAAATTATGGGCGGAATATCCCAATCACTATATGAAGCAGATAAACAAGTGGTGGGACGGATACGAGCAACAGGATGTGGTTGCTATCGAGGAGTGGAGTCCCAAGAACGAGTGCACTGCGAGCAGTTTGAAAGTATGGGCAGACAGGTACCCGTTTGCAGCCCAGATAAAGAATGGTACCTTACACGGTATTCGTCCCCTGAAGATAATAGTTACTTCGAACTACACGATCGACGAATGCTTCCCCAATGCGCAGGATGCAGAACCTCTGAAGAGACGTTTTAATTCTATATACTTTCCGAGAACTCCTTTTACGGATTTAGACTTAAATGATATACATTTAGATATAGATGCATTATTAAACGAAGAATAAATTTTTTTTTTTTTATTATATTTTTTTATAAGTCGAGACACAGGTAATATATATATGTAGACATATCGCTGGGCCCTCTTTATAGACTACCTAGCGGTGTCTATAAATATACGCTCATGTATTAACTTAGGATTGAATAGCATCTTGAGGGAATTGCCAAGCACAAACAAAAATAATCTCAACTTGGGCTATAATTGCAGGTAGAGTTATTCCAGAATCAACAGGACCAGACCAAATATTGAAATAAACCACTGGAGATGAACCAGGATTACTACCAACATCAATACGTTGGGTATCATCTGCAATAATCTCACTAACTTTACATTTAAAAAAACGTGCAGCATTATAAGAACGAGACAATATTTTAGGGGAATTACGTTGACTAGCAACGAAAGGTTTACAATACGGATATTCTTCACATAGCAAAGAAGGATTAGCATTCATAGTAGTGTCTTTAGTAAGACAAATGCCCCAATTTTGAAAATTTGTATCAGTTTGATTTAAAGTAACTTTAATATAAGATGAAATAACAGTATATTTAGTATATACTGCAGCCATTTCATCTCTAAACAAAGGTTGGTGACCAACACCAGTGGAATTAGGATCGAACATAGAATTAGCAACATAGTTATACTGTCGAGTAACACCACCAGCCGAGGCTGCAGGGATAGAAATGTTCTCAACATACTTATGCCTTACAACACGCACTTTCGGAAAAGCCACACTAGCTCTCAACGTTCGAGGAATACGCGAACGTTTACGTTGCGTCATATAACGACTTAACGGGGCAACTTTTTTTTTAAAACGTTTCGTTAAACGACGTTTCGTTACTCGACGTATGCGTGACATATCAAATAACGTTATGACGTGACGATATGACGTGAAAAAATGCCCATGTATGAAAAACACAACTACATAACCGTAAAAAGTGTAAGAACTTTTTTACAAAACACATAGACACAGAAACACAAGGATATAGGGTAATACTAGACCTATATCCCGGAGGTCACAGACCACACATTTTGTTTAACCAAATGACAACCATACGATCTAGAGGTTGGGTGTTTACGATAAATAATTATAGCGAAATCGATTTAGCTAATATAAATTTATTATCTACAAAAACTCAATATCTCATATACGGATCAGAATTAGGAGAAAATAATACTCCTCATTATCAAGGATATTGTTATTTTAAAAACGCACGTGATTTTAATTGTATAAAGAATCTACTACCTAGAGCTCATATAGAGAAACAACGCGGAAACAATCACGAAGCAATAGAATATTGTAAGAAAGACGGATTATGGACAGAAATTGGTCAGAAGCCAGAAAACGCAGACCAAACATCAAAATGGCGATCTATAATCGAGTTAGCGGAAAATGGGAATCTATCATCTATCAAATCAGAAAATCCGAGGATCTACTTCATGTACTTAGAGAAGATAAAGTCACTGAGAATTCCAACAAAGATAATCTTACAAACTTTAGACCACGAGTGGTGGTACGGACCAACAGGGACAGGGAAGAGTATGAAATTATGG